GTGAAGCTTGCGATAGCCGGCCTCGACCAAGAGCCCAAGGCCTCGCAGGAAGACTGTTCCTCCACCTCCAAGCGCGCAGATCGGGTGCGTCTCCATGTAGGGGGTCAGAACGTCCTTCATCTCGTCGCACATGAAGGCATGCCAGAGGATGACGTTCGGATGGTCCTTCACCGCCTCGAACAGGCTAGGGTCGCACTGTGAGGCCATCAGGAAGCAGTCCGTCTGCGCTTCCGTGAAAGCGATGTTCTCGGGACGGGCGTCGAGGATGATCACTACGTCGGGCCGGATGCCGTGGGCGTTCAGGTACTTACCCGCATTATTCAGGGCGATGATCTTGGCCCCGCGCTGGCGATGGGCGTTGATGGCGTCCATGGAATGCCTGAGCGACGGCGCGCCGCCGACGATGACGGCGGTCTGCTTGTGCGGCGCGGCGCCCACGAACCAGGGCAGGTCAAGCTTGGCGTTGGCCTCGATGTTGGCGAGCGCGGTTCCGAACGACACGTTCATCCCCTTCGTCACCGGCAGTTCCGTCAGGCCGCCGATCTTCCACACTTGTGGAACCCAGCCGCTGGTGATCTCGGAGGGCTTGGGCTCGCCGTGGAAGATCGCGGCGATGCAGCCCTTCGGGGGATAGTCCACCGCGTGGGCCTTGTAGCTCACGAACCAGTCTCGCGGGAACGGCGTCCACGGATCGGCCAAGTGGCTCACCGCCGTGATCCAGTCCTGATCGCCGTCGAGTTCGTGCATGCTTGGGCGGTAGAAGTCCGTCCAGACGTTGGCATGCTCGCCATGGTCCCACACCATCACCGACGAGTTGTAGCCCGGCAGGTTCCAATCCTTGATGATGCCCTTGGTCTCGGTCAGCTCTGTCAGGTCGCCCGTAATCGCTACGTCGAGGTCGAAATAGACCATCCGGTCGCCCTTATCGAAGGGCAGGGAGGGGTCGAACAGCTTCAGCTTCTGCCACCAGTCCGGCAGGCCCGGATCGGCCGCGATTGCGTTCGGCATGTCGCGGTCGGTGATGACGTGGAAGGTGTATTCCTTCGACAGGTTGCGCTGAACCATGTCGAACAGGATCGCGACGTATTCGAGGTCGTACTTGTCCGCCACGCAGACGCAGACGACGCGGATCATGCGTGGCGCTCCAAGTTTCGGGCCAACACCCTCCGCGCTCGTCGCGGCAATACGCCGTCTCGCCGCTGCATGTTGCAATGCCTGTGCGCGAGTACGAGGTTGCTAAGGAAGTGGCCACCACCCTCGCATTTGGGAACGACGTGACCTAGCGTCGGTGCGTGCTTGTCGTTGGAGCGCCCAGCGGCGCGGCATTCGTCCGGATGTTCCATGGGGAGCCCACAATGGGCGCACGCACCGTCCTGCAACGCATGTAGCGTTCGCATCTTAGCTCTCTTGCTGCGAGACTTCGGCGCGGCCGGTCGTTTGCCCATTACGGCCACGCTACCAAACAAAAGCCCCGACCGCTAGGGCCGGGGCAAGTTGTCGGATGAGTCGGAAGAAGTCGGGTGCGCGCTACATGCTGCCGGCAGTGGACCCCCATCCAGGGACTAGATCGTTCGGGCGCGAACCCAGCAGTACTGCGAAGCCGCCGCGCCGCCCGTGACGTTCATGATGTACGTCGCGGTCGTGGAGCCGACCGTGGTGATCGACCCGGCCGTGCCGACGCCCACGGTCGCGATGGACCCTTGCGCCTTGATGCACTTGCCGTAGATGTGGCGCACGCCGTCCGTGCCGTTGACGATGGTCAGCAGGCCAAACTTCGCGGTCGAAGACACGTCGTAGAGGTTGACCCCGGCCTCGGCCGAAGTGCTGAAGATTCCAGTGGTGGCAGCCATGTCGGTTCCCCTACGCCTTCATCACGCCCTGGAGGAAGTTGTTCGAACTGGTCATGTTGCCAGCGAACACGATCAACTTCACCGTGGCGTCTTGGTTGATGGATTGGACCGTTTCCAGCGGGACCATGTTGCGGTCGGCGTGTGGGCGCCAGTGGATGTAGTCCGTGTTCAGGTAGTAGAAGTGGCTCGCTGGGCAGCCCGCTGCCGTGGCGACACCGCCAGCGCCAGCGTCACCGGAGGCGAAGCCGTCAAGCACCACGTCGGCGCCCATGTACTTCACGTTGGTGAAGCCGGCCTGGCCCATCTTGTCGTCGCTGATGCGCTGGATGATCTGGAGGCTGTTGAGGTAGTTGTTGTAGTACACCTCGTCGGCCAGGATGAGGTCAGGCTTGTCGGTCTGGCGCACGCACTTGGAGTAGAGCGAGTTCATGAACTTCTGGCAGTTGGCGCTGCTCATGGTCGAGCCGCCGTCGCTGGAGCAGTCGAACACCTGATTGCGCCAGAAATTCCAAGTCGCTCGGTTGATGCCGCCGACCGTGCCGGTGGTCGGATCGTCCGCGACCAGCAACTGAAGGCCGCCGATCTGCTTGCCGCTCGACCCCGTTCCGTCCGAGTACATCCCGGTCCACAGGTTGTTGCGCATGGTCTTCTCGGCGTTCTTGATCCGAGAGGCCAGCAGCGGAATGATGGCGTCGGGGCCGGTGTTCTGAACCGAGCCCTCCAGACCGGAGATCGTCACCGCGACGGCGGCCTGCTTCCAGTCGAAGTCGGCGCTCGTGAACGTATCGGACGGGCTGATGTTCAGCACCTGATAGCCCGAGTAGTACATGAACGTCGAGTTCTCGGCGTATTCGAGTTCCTGACGGATGCTCGCGCCGCCGGGAACGGTCTTGATCGTCCCCTTCTGCTCCAGGCGGAACAGGAGCGCGGTGTTCTTGGTCACGTTGTCCGCGAGCTTCTTGGTGCGGTTCGCGAGCGTGGTGGTCAGGATTTCCGAGATATTCGGGCTGGCCATGGCGTTTTAGGTCCCCTTAGACACGTCCGGTCACCTGTGCGAAGGCTTGCCGAACATCGTCCTCGATGCTGCTGGTTGGATCGGCCTGCGTTGACGCTTTCGCGGCGCCGGGCGACCCGGTGACGGTCTTTCCGTTCGGCTTGCCTTGGACCGGGGGTGCAATGGGCTTGGCGATCAGGTTACGGATCGTCGGGTCCATGTGGCACGCCATGTCGTAGGCGTCGGCCAGGTCTTTCGCCTTCCCGGCCCTCAGCAGAACCGCCATGTCGCTCTTGACGTTCTCGAAATACATATGCGCCGGATCGTTGGCGAAGGTCTGTATGTCGTTCGTCAGTGCGGCCTGTTGGGCTTGGGCTTCGGCTTGTTCCCGGCTTTGAACCTGCTGGGTCAGTTGCTGAAGCTGCTGCTCAAGGGTCTGGAGACGAGGGTCGGCGATCTGCTGAGGCTGGAAGCCCTGCTGGAACTGCTGACCCTGAAGCGCCTGAGGTTGGATGCCGTATTGCTGCGCTAGAATCTGGAGGGCCTGCGCGGCGTTGGGACCCCGGAGCATTTCGTCGGCGCGCACCAGGGCGGCCACGTAAGCATCATCGGAAATCCCCGCGATCGTCAGGCGGTCACGGATCGGCGCGAACACAGCATCGAGCTTGTTCAGGCGCTCGGACTTGGGCTGGAACTGAGCGAGGCCGTCGCTCATCTCCTTTTCGCGCCTCAGCACTTCCTGCTGAATGTGCGGCGGGAGGGTCGCAAAGTCGGCCTTGGCTGTTGCGGTCCAAGATGCAGGCGGCAGGATGGCCTTTTCAGGTTCCGGCTGCGCTTGTGTTGCAGATTGCTGCTGTTCCTCGGGCTTGTCAACCTTTGGCGCGAATCTGCCGTGTTCGTCGCGCGCCGGGCCGTCGTCCGTGGGCTCAGCGGCCTGCTGGACGGGCTCGGGGGCCGGTGCGGTAGCGGCGGGCTGGTCAGCCTCGAACGCCGCCCTCAGGTCGCCTTCGATGTCGTCGGTCTGCTCTAGTGCGTTGCTCATGACAGTTGCTCGATCGCCCTCTTGATATCCGTCTCGACCCCGCCCGCTTCTCGGTATTCTGGCCTGCGGCTCGCCTGCGCGTCATTGCCCATCTCGACGCACCCCGCCGCCTTGGTCGCGGCCCTGAAGGCGGACTTGGAGTCGTAGTGCTCGCCCGTTGCGGGATGGAGTAGATGGCCACCCAAATCGTCGCGGATCACCATCGGGCATGGCAGGCCAGAGCGGCGGCTTTCCGTTGCGTGCAGGCGCTCCCATTCGTCAACCGGGATCATGCCGTGTGCGGGGTGATAGCGTTCTCTCACGTCAGGGTCACCGTAAAGGTGCTGGACGTGTAGCCGATGGCGTTGACCGTGATCGTCACCGGCCCCAGCGCGCCGCTGGCGCCCGCGACGAAATGGATCGTGGTGGCGGGGTTATAGGTATGGGTCAGCGTGCCGGTGCTGCTGGCTGCCGTCGTCGTGCCGTCCGTGATCGAGAGCGACAGTGCAGGCGACGGAACCGACCATGTGACGGTGAAGGCCACGCTGCCGGAACTGACGTTCTGATCGCCGTTCGCCGGGCTCGATCCATGGGCGCCGCTGATGTTCGCCCACGTCGGCAGGGCCGTCCCACCCGCGTTCCCGGCCACACCCAGAGCTGCGATAACTGCGCCGGTCATCAGCTTATGTTCATCCCCCAGCACCACCAGACCGTGGACGAGTATTTCCGCAAGGTAATGAAGCCTGGCCCAGTCACGGTGCGTGAGCCCGTTCCCGCCGTGGGAAGCCACGTCAATGTGTCGGACGTGATCGCGACGGTGAGGGTGTGGCCGCTATCGACGGAAGCGCAGATGACCGTGCCGTTCTGGAACGCAATCGAGGCGTTCGCGGGGATCGTGAGCGTCTTGGTCGCGGTGAAGGGGACTTCATGGCCAGAGTCCGCCAAGGCAAGCGTGTAGTCGTTGGACTTGGCCCCGGTCTGGATCAGCCCAAGGAAGCCCACGGCGTTCGAGGCAGGAGCGGCGGCCAGGGTGAGGTTCGCGCCCACGGAATACGTCTGGAGCCCACCCCACGTCACCGCGTCGCTGTTGTTGGCGATCGTGGCGGCGGCGGTGACGTTACCTGAGCCGTCAAGGCTGGGCGACGTGTAGGCAATCGAGCCGGTGATCGAGAGCGTGCGGCCCGTCGCCCATTTGGTCGCGGTCGCGGCGTTGCCGCTGGTGCTGCCGGCCGTTGTCGCTGTATCGGCATTGCCCGTCAGGTTGCCGACGAAGACCGCGCCGTTGAGGGCCGTGATTGCCGTAGCCTCGACCTGTAGGCGCTTCTGTCCCCCGACGACACCCGCCATGCTGTTCGCGCCGACGTGAAACCAGCCCGTATCGAGATCGCCCGCGAAGGTGACGGAGGGGAGCGATTCGGAGCCCACCGCATGAACCAGCGCGCTGGTCATCGTGTGCGAGCCGTCCAACAGCAGGCTCGATGCTTCGAAGTAGATCAGCGCATTGGCCGCCGTGATGGCATACATCGGGCCGCCGGCCGGATAGCCGACCAACAGATCGGTGTTCGCAATCGTGGTCGAGACGGTTAGCTGATCTGGATTCTTGGTGGACATATCAGTTGCCCTTGAAGCTGATCACGTTCGCCCCCCAATTGACCGAGCTGGCGAACGTGGGCGCATAGGCAACCGCCGTCGTGGCCGCCACGATCTTGTAGGCCACGCGCATGATCGACGTGCCGAAAATGATCGAGCCGATAGACGTGAAGGTCGCATCTTCGGTGAAGCCTACGCCCGAAGCGGCCAGGCCCGTAATGACATATCCAACGATCAGCTCGTTGGCCTTGGCGAGAGTGGCGCTCGTCACACTGGCGACGGCGGTTCCGGTTCCGGTTCCAAAGTTGCCATGAACATCGAGCGGATCAGTGGTGATCAGGCCCGACGCGTAGAACGCCAGTGCGCCACGTTGGGAACCGAATCCCGTTGATCCCGGCCCGCAGGTAATCGTCCCGCCGATGCCAAGATGCACGCTGTTGAAGGCCTCAAAGAACGCGCTGTCCCGGCTCGTGGGGTTGACGCCGTTCTGCACATCGAGCGGTGACGAATAGGTGTTGACCGTATCGGCGCAAGTGCTGGCATTGGCGAGGTTGTGAGCCGCCGCATCAACGAAAGCGGCAATGGTCACGATCAGGCCGCCAGCCGGCGCATCGGCCACCGTCGTGATGGCGGTGCTGGCGTCCGCGTTAGCGCTCGCCGAGCCCAGCAGTACTGGGGCGACGATCGGCACAACGCCGACCGCCCCCATGGCGGCAACATTGCCCGCAATGGCCCCGGCGCGGCTGAACATCAGGTGAATTGCCCCCCAGCCAGCACGGTCACGTTGGCGCCGGTCGTCACCTTCCAAGCGGTCGTGCATTTCATGCCGATGTTGATCCAGAAGGGGATGAGAGAGGGAAGCGCCGTCACGCCGCCACCGGCAAACACCGGATAACTGGTCGCGCCGTCCAGCAGGCTTACTAAGCCGCATGCAGCGGTCCCTGGGGAGACAAGCAGCCCCGCGAGATAGTCGCCCGCCGCCCCGGTGGCGCCGAGAACCTGAGCCGTTTGGCTGGCCGCGATGGCGACCTTTGTGACGCCGAAGGTCAGGCCATTGGGAACAACGGTCGCGTCGGCTGCGATAGTGGCGGTTAGCGATCCGGGCGAGCCGTCCGCGTTGACGATGGTGACGGGCGCGCCCATTTAGCGGCCTCCTGCTGCTTTGACGGGTGGGGGATGGGCGATCTGGTGCATCGCCTGTTGGTGGTCGAGTTCCTGCTGACGCTGCTGGTTCTGCATGTCAGCGGCGCCCAATTGGGCCTCGACGCTGGTCTTGGCGTTCTCGGCCTGAATCTTCTGCTGGCCAAGCTGGGCGTCGGTTTGGGCCAGATGCAGCTTGACCGCGTTGTCCTGCTGCGACTGCTGGGCGGATTGTTGCAGCTTCGCCTGTTCGATCTGAGCCTGTTGGGCGTGCTGTTGCGCCTGCTGCTGCATCTCCTGCTGCTTCAGTTGCGCCTCGATCTGGTTCATGCCGCCCGGTCCCTGCTGCTGCGCGGGCATCTGGCCGATCTGGTCGAACGTCGATTCGATCACGTCCTCCATCTCGCGGCCGACATGGAACGAGCGGGCAAGGAACTTGATCGTTTCTCCGCCGAGTTGGGCCAACGCCGGAACCTGCTGCATCACCGGCATCGCCTGCGCCATGAAGGTCGTGAGCACGGTCACGAACTGAATCTTCTGCGCCTGCTGTTCGGCGTCGTTGGGCTCGATCGTGGAGTCTGTCTCAACGTCCACCCGGAACGTGCGGGTGGCGTCGTTGCGGAGCAGGCCCTCAACGTCATCCCACGTCGGGCGCGTCTCCATGCCGACCATCTGCGGCGGAATGGGAATGTTCTGCTGCTTGGCCATTTGCAGCGCCTGAAGCTGCTGGGGCGTGGGCAGTTGCACGTCCGTCATCGCGTTCAGAAGCTCGGGGCTGTAGTTCTTGGCGATGATCTCGGCTTTGATGCGCAGGATATCGCGGCAGAAGCGGCTGACTTCCTTCTGCTTCTCACGCGTGCGGGCTGAGCCCCAGGTGGCCTTCAGGCCCTGAGCCGTCGCCGTCTCGTCAGGATCGGTGTCGCCGCGCTGAATGTCCGAGATGCCGGTGATCTGGTAGACGTCATCCAGAAGCTGCTTGCGCGTCTCGATGCAGCCCTGAAGCGTTGAGACAACCTCGGTGATCGGCATCCACTCGATCACACCCTTGAGCCCGCCCCGATCGGCCAGCGCCTGGTAGTTCGTGATCGCGATCAGCTCATTCTGCGTGCCGGTGAACATCTGCTGGAGCGATGTGTTCACGTCTCCGGCGTAGATGCCGACCATCCGCAGCGCGTCGGTCAGATTGCCGATGCGGGCGGTGAGGTCGTCTATCTCCTCGGCCTGGTCCTGATAGTAGACGTAATCGGGGATCGGGATGTACTGCTCGTCAATGGTCGTGGCCATCAGCGGGCGCGGGCAGGGGAAGAAGTCATCCAGCTTCAGCCAGTCGGGCTTTGACTCAATGACCCCGCCATCTTGGGCGTAGGTCTTGCTCACCCAATAGACGGTGCGGGTGTGCTTATCCCAAATCTCGTAGATCGCGGCCTTGCGGGCTGAAGTCCTGGCGGACGCTTCCTCAACCGGATCGTCCTTGACCCGCATGTCTAGCTGAATGTCCTTGGCTTTGCCCCTGAAGCGCGCCTTCAGTTCCGAGCGCGTCATGTAGGCCTTGCGCCAGACCATGTAGACCTCATCCCATTCGCGGGACGGGTTGAACCCCCAATCGGCGTTGTTCACATGGTCGCAGCACGTCTCGGCATAGCCCGTTTCCTCGGGCTCGTCCGCGTCCTCCGCATCGTTGCTGACCTGTAGGCCCTCGGGCGGATTGCCGACGTGCGGTTCGTATCTAACCCACACCTGACCCCGGCCCTGGATCAGATAATCGTCACGACACAGCTTAACGACCGCGTTGAAGTCGTATTGGTCGATGGTGAAGTTGAGGGCGCGCTCCAGAACCTCGGATGCGTATCGTCCGACCTTATCGCTGTCCTTGTATCGCCGGCTAACAACGGCGGTCGGTTGCCGAGCGTAAACGGCAGGTTTGAGCACCTCGGTGTTAGACCACAGAATGGCATAGCGCCTCGCTCTCGTGTCGGGCTGGCCGTCCGCCGTGGCGTTGTCGTTGCGGTAGCGGCGCAGAATCCGACGGCAGCGCTCCCAATAGCTGCGCATCCACTTCTCAGACGCGTCAAGCTCCGCGATCCAGTTTCGCGAGGGGGCTTCGGGAGCCTGCGGATCGGTGGCGGCCATTGCCGCCAATGTCTATCAAGTTGCGGGGAATAGCAACGCTCAGGGCATGCCGATCATCGCCGCGTCATACATCAGCGCGAACCAGATGAACGGCGTAGCGAGAACGGCTCCGATCCAGAACAGGATGAGCCCCATGGCGAGACGGGATAGCTTCATGTCAGCCCCACGCGCGCAGGCGACGGTCAAGAAGCGCCTCTAGCACGGTAGGCGCGCATGTAGGCTGCGCGATCTCGCTTGGGTTTTGACGGGCGATCCTGCGGAAGTTCTGACGGATGCGCTTCAGGTCGCTCTTGAGCAGGCCGTACCGCCTCCATTCTTGGACGCGCCAGTGAGCAGGAATCGCCGGCGGCATCGTCGGCATTGCCGCGTCCCATACGGCGCGGTCGATCATCTGGCTTCGCGTCATCCCAAACGTGGGCGCTTCCGAAGTGGGCATGTCCGCAGACCTTGCATTTGGGGGCTGTAACCATGGCGTAACCATGCGCTGGTTACGTAACCGCGTCAAACCCTTTCCCGCCGCCTGCGCCCATAGGTCCGCATGGCCTCATCCCAGGTCGCATCCACGATGCCCTTGGGCTCGGTCTTTTCCTTGGGCGGCTCGGGCTTCATCTCGCCGATGGCAACGGCCATGTAGCGGAAGGCGTCAGCGCCGTGGCTGGACCAATCGTGCGCAGGGCGATCGGCGAATACCTTGTCGTCGTCGTCCCACTCACGGTGATAGCAACGCAGGCACTCAATGCCGTCGTCACAGGTCACGCCGTCGAAGTGCGCCACGTCGATCATGCGCCTGGCCGCCTCAATGCCGTCATGCAACTTGTGCTCCCTCACCACGGCCACGTTGAGCCCTAGCTCGACCAGCACCTGAATGCGGGTCTTGGCCTTGCCATCGGGGCCTGATGTCAGCCATTCCCTGGCCCTGGCGTCTGGCGGAACGTGATGCTTGCCATAGGTCCAGCCGTTGCGCCGACCCAGCTCAAGCACATACTCGGCATAGTGCTGGGCCGCGTAGCCGTGGTTCTCGTAGTAGCCCAGCACCGCGACGCGATGGCCGTACTGCGGTTGAAAGAACCAGATGGCCGTTGAGTCGCTAACCCCCAAGTCCCACGCGGTGTAGACGGGCAGCGCAGGGTCGTACTCAGCCTTGAAACGCCCGCTGTGCTCAGCGTGCAGCATCTCGCGGGCGAAATACGCTCCATCCGTGATCTTGGAGTAGCCGCCCTCCCAAACGTGGTCGTACTTCTCCGGCCGGTGTTCGAGATCGTAAAGCCGCTCGCCTTCCATCTCGCCCCCAAACCAAGGATTATCGCGCCAGTTGGCCCTGACGACGACGCTGTTTGGGGGCGGGGCAGAGCGTAGGAACTCGATGGCGTCGCGCTTGTTGCCGGGGTTCCAGCTTGCCCAAATCTCCGAGGCCGGCGCGCGGATCGTGGGCCGCAGCAGCGTCAGGCTGCGTTCCGAGAGCGTCTGCGCTTCCTCGATCCATGCCCGCTGAAAGCCCTCCAGGGACTTGATCGACTCGGCCGTGTGGTCCTGCATCCCCTGGAAGATAATCAGCCCAGCGCCCGGCGTCTGGATGCGATCGTGTAGGACGTTGAAGTCCCTGCCTAAGCCGTGGTCCTGTATCTTGTCCTCGATCAGGCGCTTGGCGGATTGTTGCAGCGTCTTCTGGACTTCACGGATGCAGACCATGCGCAGGCCGGGGTTCTTGTAGGCCTCCAGCACGCTTAGGTCGCCGAAGAAGTGCGACTTGCCCGAACCGCGTCCACCGTGTGCGCCCTTGTACCTGGCCGGCGCTAGCAGCGGGGCGAAGACCTTGGCGGCCTTCAGGCGCAGCTCACCCACCGATGATCTCGACGGTGATCTTGGTTATGATTGCGCCGCCGTCTTGGCCAGTGTGCTCTAGCTGCTGCTTTGGCTTGCCGATGGCGCGATCCAGAAGGCTGTTACAGGCTGGAATACTGGCGCGGGCGTCGTCGCTGTTGGCCCACTTGACCAGCTTGCGGATAGCATCTGGCGAGGCCTGCTGGGCGAGCTTTATAACCTCTGCCTCGACCTTTGGCCTACCGCCGGGGTTTCCGCTTTGCCCTGGCTTGAACGTCACTTGAGCAACCCTGTTCTCAAGCTAGCGCCGAAACGCCCAGCCGAGGAACGCGAAGAAGGTTCGCAGGGCGGCTGCGGCGAGGAAGAAAAGGAAGATGCCGCCGGCTATCGTAACCATGGGCGGGAAATGTCCTCTGTCGGAGGGGATTAGTCAAGGGGGTTGGGTTCATACCGTTGTGGTTGAGAGGCTGCGTCTAGCTAATCACTCGGAACCTTAGCCTCTCGCTGTCCGTTGGGTTTTGGAATGGAGACGCGAGATGATGGGATTGACCTTGGCTTCAGTAGGCTTGGCGGGGGGTGGGTTGATCCATCTCGTCTTGGTCCTGTTTTTCTTCTGTGCGGTCGCCTGTGTCGTTTGGTGGGCATTCACGAAGCTTCCGATCCCCGAGCCGATCAAGACGATTGCGCTCTGCGTCTTGCTCTTGATCGGATTGCTGGCGCTCTGGCAGTTCACGATGGGGGCGGTCTAGCGTCGAGCGCACAGCTCCCGATTTGGTTCGGCGGATAGGGCCGCTTGTTGCGCTTCCACTCGGCGCGAGAGGCCGACACGTCGAAGCCGAAGTCTTGGTACAACTGCTCTAGGTCGCCATCCCACGGAACGAAGGCCCGCATGCCGTCATGCATACCCCACTCACGTTCACAGTGCGGACAGGCGATCAGAGCGCCAGCGCCGAATCGATGAACCACATGCAGCCTGTGAAGGCCCACGAGACACAGCAGCTTTCTCATGCTCTCACGTCCCCGCTAATCCACAGAATCCCTTGGTGGTAGACTGAGACTTTCCGTCTGGTTCGTAGGACCAGCGCCAGGCCATGCAGGCAGAAGCCATGCAGGCGAAAACATCGCCTTCGCGCTCTCCAAAGGCTCGGGGGCGATCCATGTCGCGGTTCACGCTGACCTCAGTTCCGGTGAGGCGATAGCGCACGAATGGACACCAGCGCTTGTGAGCCTCAGCTTCGGTCAATGCGTGGGTCATGCTTTTCCCTCAAGGATAGCGTCGAGAAAGTCGGTGACGGCGTGTTGCGGGAAGCTGTACTCATCGCAATGTGGGCAGTCCCCTTGCCGATCACACCAAGCAGGCGCGCTCTCCCTCAGTTCGGTGAGGATAACACAAACC